TCCATGTTTTCTTCGCGTCCCAAAACAGCAAAAAGAAAGAGCAGACGCAGAATCCGCGCCCACTCTCTCAATTTTTTACTTCCCGAATCTCTTTTCATTCAGGTCAATAATCTTCTGTATCCGATCTTTCTCTTCTTCGAGCTCTTCGCATCTTTCTCTGACGATCTCGTATTCCTTCTGAGAACCGATCATCATGCTCATGTCCATTCTTCCGACATACTCGCACTTATCGAGCCGCTCTTCACTCACACCATCTTGAACAAATATTCCTTCCGGGTCCGACATAAAAGTGTTATACCAAACCTCATTGTCACCATCAGAGACATTTCTCTTAATCACAAAGATGTTCGTGAGCCATTCCTCACCCTGTTCTCCTACAATATGCCGCTCTCTCAAAATATCGCCAACATAGTATTTCATCTCATACCACCCTTTCTGCAAGTCCAAGCATCCATACAATCTCGCCATATGCTCCAACGATTGCACACACTGTAAATATAAATACGGCTACAATGAGAACAATAAGCGGAATCTCAACAAATCCAGGGAATCTGTCAAATCCTTCATAAGCAAGCATAACGAGAACGGCGAGAGCAATAACGCTTAATGCGGCAATCCAAATCAAGTTCATTTCACATCACACCTTTCACGAGCCCTTGCATATCCAATGAATGACTCGTCAAACCGCATAAACATGGTTATTTTTCCTCCTATTTATTCAATTTTATGTATAATTATACATTTTTTATGAATAATTATGCATTTTTATACATTTTCGGACCTTAATTGCCTCCACTCATCTTGAACATTTCTTCCTCAAATTCCAAGAGCTCCTCCTTATGAAGAACCCATAGAATATCATACTTGTCAAGCCCAGTCAAACTAGCAATTTTATCATAAGAATTACCCTGTTCATATAAGAGTTTGATAGTTTCTTCTTTGTGCTTCGGAATGGCCTCGTACTTTTTCTCAAAAATATAAGCCGCCAGCTCAACAATATTCGCGAGGGTGAACAGAATATCCATTTTTCATCTCCACATCGCCAACATACATTTCGGCTCATACTTAAGACTTACCGTTGTCTTGAAGCCGTACTTAGGATCCGTCCACACGATTGCGGGATTGCCAAAACTGTCGCACCCAAGTACCTCATCCAGCATATATCCCCGCTCGTCAATCCAAACATAGGCGTTATCCCCTTCAAGACTTACGCTCGGATGGAATCTCTCAGGTACCTCAACCTCGATGAAGTTGTTCATCCCATCTCGCTCACGATTGAGAGAATAATGCTTCCTCAGCGTATAGAACTCCCTCTTGCTGTCTCTCGAGAAGTCCTCATGCATAACCAGTGTAACTTTCATTTCAGTTTCTCCTTTCTTCTCGTCCAATGAAAAGTGAAATATCAATGTGGCCGATTTTCACATAGCTCTGACCGTTCTGACTGAGCAGAATTCTTTCCGGAATCCAGATGAGTGTGTAGTAGCGAAAAGAATCTTCATCGCGATGTAATAAGCGTAAGAACTTACATTCGACACCCTCATCCCATGGATTATCAGTATCAAGCACCAAATACGATGCCTGTTCTTTCTCGTTCCAGAACACATCCCCAACTTCAATTGACATTTTTATCTCTCCTTTTTATACTGTTTGTTATAAAATATCCAATCAATAATGTAGCCAATCCAAGGCATCAGACACGATACTATTACAAAGCAAACTGACTCTAAAATATCTATGATTCCAACGTCTTGAGCTGCCCAGTCCCTTATTGCATCTACAATGATCGGCAAGAGCATTTATCTCAACTCCTCAAGCCCAGCGCCACTCCGTACCAGATCGCCAATCTTCTCAGCATCAATATGGTACAGCACAGTCGCCTTCTGCTGATCGATCGTATCAATGCCGTAGGTTGAAATATAAAGCGGGTCAACCACGCCAACTCCGGTCTTGAGCTGAAGCAGTCTGTAGAAATTCGAGTCAGCAAAGAGTACAATGTAATGCCGATACTCAAATCTCTGATCGGTCCAGTCGTCTTCCGGAGTGTATAACTTGAATTTCATGAGAATCAAGTCTCCGGGCTTGTATTTCGGGATTTTGTAGATCTCATCTTCGTGCTTATCAACTTCAGGCAATGTAACTTTCATTTCAGTTTCTCCTTTCAAATATTGATCACCATAAGTCAATCGTCTTTCCAAAAATCTCCTCCAAGACATTAGATAAACGAAATACATCATTTCGCTCAAAACTTGTATCAACAAAATCATTATCTCCTTCATTGATTAGTTCACAAGCATTGTAGTACATTTTAAGGCATCTTACCAACAACTTAAATTGCTCATCAGTTAGCATCGGTTTTTCAACTTCATGATCTTCTTTATAATTTAGCGGCATAATTTTCTCCTTTCAAATATCAATGCTTATATCAAATCGATTTTCAAGATAGTATTTAATGTCACTACGGCCAAGCCAAAAGAATGGATCTCCATAATAATTTAGTGGTGCTTTAAATGCCTTGCGAATTTTATGTACATAATGGTCCACAGTTTCTTTATCTTCTGGCCTCGGCAAATCAAGTGAGTCAAGAAACTTTTTATTCTTTAGCTCTTGCTTATCAAAGAAATCTTTAAATTGTTCAAAGTTAGATTTATCTATTGAAGTAAACATATTGCCACTCTCCAAATGTCCATTGTCTCCTTTCAAAATATCTATTTCTCCTTTCAAATATAAAAAGAAAGAGGTGATGCTTATTCAGCATCGTCCTCAGTCTCCTCGGCCTCTTCGACCGTCTCTCTTTCTTGAATCTGTTTCAAAATCTTCTTGCAGTTTCTCTTCCATTTGATGTCTGCGATTACCCGCTTAGCATACGGAACGCCGATGAAAACCACTGCCATATAGCCAGCAAAGATGCAAAGCCCTCTGTTATAGCTCCAAGCCCGAATATTTTGTGTGTCCGCAAGATATTTAGCTGCTTCTTCACGAGAGCGTCCACCCTTGACGAGCATCTTCGTCAGTGTCTTCTCACCGAGTTTCCAATCGTTTAACTTTTCACCGATCTCGTACTACATAATGATGTACCTCCATAAAAATGATTTTGGAAATGATTCCATTATACTGCATGTTTTATTCGCGACAGAAATATCAATACTTATTCATCTGCCAGACCTCTAATGTAATCATGTACACGATCCGCAGCTTTTTTAAGCATCCAGAACGGAAGCCATAAAGCGCCAGCAACTACCACTACGGGCCATGTCACAGCGAATCCAAAGTTGTCTACTTCATCCCACTCGCTATTATGAATCACACATAAGACAAAGTAGACGCCAAATGCGATGAAAATATAAATTCCCAGTACTATGAGAATGGCTTTACTACATGTGCTCATTTGTTTTCCCCTTTCAAATACTCAATTCCTGCGTTAACATACTGCAATAGCTTTTTAAGATCTTCTATTCGTTTATCGATTCTTTCCGTTTCAATGTTCAAATCACGTTTTTGCCACTGTAAATATTGCGCAAGCGTAGAGTATGCTTTCTCTTTACATCCCTGTTTAGACCAAAGAATATAATAATTCATCTCCTCTGTTTCACGAACAGACCACTCAATGTTCGTTAACTCAGTATAGATGGCACCACCATTTTCTTCAGGTTCTTCTGCAACAGCTAAGTGCACCTTGCAACTTGAATCACGAAGCTGGTAGATTTTTACTTTACGCACATCGAAGTGAAACGGAAACGATTCATAAGCACTATGATAATCATCACAATAGAAAATATAAACATAGCCATCAAAACAGTTCATCCATTATACCTCGTCTTATAGTCCGGCCCATTCAATCGCTCATCCTGACGAGCCTTCGTGAGCCACTTCATCTTATCAGCATAATCATTTGTTTCACTCTGCTGATGGTATATGAACACTTTCTCCATGGCCCTGATCGCCTCCTCCACATTCCGTTCCGTAGACCAGCAGTAGTAATATCCAAGGTTGCCCTGAATTACTGCAAACTCATACGGCCGAACCGTCTCAGCTGAGTATCCGGAATCAAACTCTGCAACCATGATGCCATCCGTCCCGACACCAATCTGATAGAATGTGGCCTGGAATGTTTCAAATATCCATTTCTTCCCCTCAACACCGGCTCCTGTCTTGCCATACTCAAGTGTCTTGCGAAATCGGTACAAATATCCTTCAAAGCTTGTCATGCTATACCTCTTTTAGTTCACGTGTTCGACATGAATTGGTTCAGGCAGATGAATACCCCAGTGAGGTACGCCTTTTGCATTATAGCAATATATATAGGATGATTGAAGATCATACCATCCCCATTCATAGTCGGTGTACTTTGACATATGATGCGAAATACTCATGTAATCAGCAACCGTTACTATACCATCTTTCTTGAGCTTATCAAGTAATTGCCCAAGAACATTTTCAGCCATTTCTTTGGTCGGATACTCAATAGCTAACAGAGAATAATCTGCGTCATGATTTGTATTGTAATCAGCATAATTATGACCCCATTTTGGATCAAGTTTGTCCGCGTACATTCTAAGAGCCTTTGCTGCGATTCGCTTTATCGAGCCATGCCTTTTCTCTGCCTCAACAAGCAATGCGCCAAAGGTCCCAATAGATCCAACGACAATACCTGCAAGAAACTTTTTTATTTTTTTATCCCTTCCTTTATCTCATTTATACATGCCAAGAATTGTAACAGCGACGAAAGCGACGGTAAAGACAATAAGAAACGCTATAATAATTGTAGATATAATTGAAATGGCTCTATATAGGCTTTCCTTAATTGATCCGGCCTCAGCATCATTATAAAGACTCTCGAAGTAGTAACTCAGAAACGCAAATATACCTATTGCAAGAATAAAACCAAGCGAACCAAATATCAATTTAATCATTTTCCCTCTCCTTTCATAATCTTATAAAAACCTATCGGACTCGAAGCCGACTTTACTTTCTCAAGCTCTCCTCCACGCATTCTCCAGAGAATATAACTGGACCGCATGAGATCGGATGTAATAGCCCACTTCACACGGCCCTTTTCATCTCGATGCGTCTCCCAGAGCTTCTGACCCTTAGGTGTTTTCATTGAGAAGATTTTGAAACAGACGTGATATCAACGTCGTAAGTGATCTTCAGCGGATTTGGATCAGAAGTAGCTGTATTCGGAGTGTCGACAGTGGCAATATAAGGCGGGTTAAGATTCCAATTCGGGTCACTGGTTGTCGGGTTAAACGGCCAATTAATAAATGGTGTATCTTTCGGCGCATACTCCGGCTTTTCATCTTTGAGATCAGGGAAAACCTCAATTTCTTTCATGACCGTACAGACATAGCCTTTCTCGTCAAACACTGCTCCATCCAGAATTACATCATCTTCACTTACCTCAAACAGTCTGGCAAGAATATCAATGAGATCAGTCTCATACAGTTTGATCTCAGCTTTATATTTGTTCGACATCTTTATTCTCCTTTCAAATATCAATCGTCGTATAATCCGGCCGCTTTCAGTTTGCTTTTCATGCTGTTGATCATTTGCTGAGTCGCCCCAAGTTCAGCTTTCAGGGATTCGTTTTCGCTCTTGAGTTTAGTCAGAATATCAAGGGCGTTTTGAGACAGACACTCGATGCAATGCGTTTCACAGTTATATGGGCACTGCCAGCAATACTTTGTATCATTAGAGGCAGAACAAAGCCCAAGACCTTTCTCTACTTTATCAATCATTCCGTATACTCCTTTTTCGCCTGAAGTATGGCCTGTATTGTTTTCTCGTAAAGATTGCTTTCGAATTGTTCAAGCTTAGCCCAGATATCTTTATTGAGATTCACAAGAGCTTTGTGCTGATGCGGATTTAGTTCTTTAAATAGCATAGTTGTGAATCTTCCAAAAGCTTCCTGTCGCTCTCTTGCCGTCATGTCTTTTGCTCCGCATCTAGCATGAAAGTATTTGATGACAATATCAATCTGTTCGTCATCAAGCGTGCTGAGAACTTTCAACACTTCATCCGTCATTCTCATTCTCCTTTACTTTCTCTTCGTATGCGATCATCCTCGCTCCGCAATCAGGACAATATTTTACATAACCATGGGCATTCTTTACCGCTTCCCACAGCACCGTGTTTTTATACGTCATCTTCGTGATCGGCTGTTCATCACAGTTTGAGCAATGAATCCGTCCATCTCGTACGATCCAGCATGCCGTGATCTCATGCTTCTCTTTGAGTTCAGCGTTATTGCTCTGGAGTCGGTCAAGAAGTCTCTCAGCGGCCTTCATGATATGCTCTTCGTCACAGCTCCAGAAAGGAACACCGTCGCCACTCTCATCCAAATATCCATATGGACAGTCCTCGCAACGGAGATCTCCAGAATTCTCTGGACAGCACTTAAGTGCGAGTCTAACCTCCTCAACTGGATTACGCATCTCCCTTGCAATGAGGATTTCGCTTACATAGCTACTCATCTTCATTCTCCTTTACTTTCTTTAATCCCGTAGGCACAGGAATAAAAATCGTCTCATCGTATCTATATCCGCATCTGACGCACTTATTGCGAACTTTATACATCAACATCGGACCTCCTGTTGTGTTAACTTCAGTGAGATACTGCATCTTGAGCCCGCTTGCAGAGTACTGATGATAACCGAGTTCACAGAGCAGTTTACAAATATCAATTTTGTTCGGCATCAGCATTCTCCTTATCTTTGTAAATTGTTTCTAAAGTACGATCCATGCTCAAATCATACCAATCAGGAATTGGCGAATGTATTTCATCAATAATCCACTCGGCAGATTCCTCTACCAGATGCTCTTTACCGCTGTTCATTAAAACATTGGTGCCTCCCATTGGTTTATCAAGCGCATTGTATCTTGTGGCAATGCTCTCGATGTAATCAACGTTTACAAAGAACTCATATCCTCCTGGAAAAGTTGTCAACTTAATGAATTTCATTTTACCGCATCCTTTCTAGCAATCCGAATAATCTTCTTTGTCGGTATGATATACGCCGCAGTGAAGAGTATTTCCGCATTTCTTGCATCGTATTTCCAAGTCATGATGTTCGAATGCATAAACTGCAACAGAGTTGGACCCACATTGCCTGCAAGTTATCGCAAACGGATGTTTCTTCTTTGAGTCCATTTTTTTCTGCCCACCATCCAACAGCGATTCATCATAAGGATTGATAAAATAAGGATAGATGAAAGCCATTATTCACTCTCTCCTCTCCACTTTGTGTCCATACGTGTAATTCGAAGAACCCATTGTTTCCATGCTCTCCATTTTGTATTATAAGCGTCAAGAGTCATGTAACATAACTGACCGTGTCTATCGATGAATATGATCGAATTATCGCACACTTTGCAGATAAGAGTAGGCAGAAGAACAGAGCAACCACGCTCTTCAAGCCACACAACAGAAGGGTAAAATAACAGATCATCGGCAGTCCACTTAATCAGTTCATCGAGCTCAAATAACAAGTCCGCGCCTTTATCTTTTTCTCTTGTTACCTCCCGGATTGCCGCAATCGGGTCAAGCATCGAGTTGATAGAGATTTTTTCAGAATATCTTTCAAAGTCAGAAGCCACAAACATTTCTCCCCGCATCATGAATTCCCCGTTGATGCAGGTAATCACATCATAAACAGGTGTATGAGTTTCAACATTTGAAGACAACGAAATGTATTCTCCATGATACTCATATGCTCTCATAACGATTCCCCAATTCTGCTTAGTAGATTCGGGGAGCTTGTAGCAAACAACATCTCCGATTTTGTATTTGAAATTATACATAATCACTCATCCGCCTTCGATTCCTTATCTTCACCATTCTCGATCTTCTTAAGCCGCTCCTCAATATCTTTCTTGGTCTTCTCAAGTACAGCAGCTTCATACATCTTAAGAGATTTCTTTTTCGCTTTCTCATATGCAATTGCCAGATCATCATTCCAGTCAGGCGGATAAAAGATATAGCTATCATAATCGCTAAGATCCTCCCTTACCCTTTCAATGATAATATCCACGATTGCATCTTTGATTTTTTCTACTCGTTCTTCACCAAGCAGACATGACAGTCCGCTAATCGGAAGTTCGTCCAGATTGTTGATACCATTTCTTGCCATTATTTATTCTCCTTTCTCCACTTTGAAATATCAATTCTGGCTTCACTGAGTTTCTTCTTGCAAAGCCATAACCGATCTTCGTACTCATTCATCTGATAACGTTCACCAAGCTCCCGGAGTCCGAGAGAGAAACGCTCATAGAATCTTCTGAGGCGCTTCTCCCCGAACCCAAACTCAGAGTGCAGAATATAAAGAGCCATAGCGTCGAGCTCATCTTCGTTATCACGATTCATCTCGTCAATTGCAATCTTGGCCATCCGTTCAGCCTCAGCCTCCATGGCCTCACGAATATCATTTGGCAGTTCGACTTTTCCAGATTTCACTCGAGCTTTCATATAGTCTCCTTAGTTTTTTTTAATATAAATTATTTATTATAAACAACAGTGCTTAAATGCCCCAATGCTTCATAGATACGTTTTGCACATTCATCGAGTTGCTTTTCTGCGCATGCGATCTTCTGCATTAGTTTTCCGTTTTCCTCTTCAAAAATGTCACGCTCATTTTTCACCTTATCACGCTGAGCTTCAGCTTCACGCAATTTGTGTCTGAGAAATGCATTTTCATTCTTCAGATCCATATTTTCACTTTCTTTGGCAGCAAGCATGTGCCTTAGATTTGAGGCTTCTGCTACGTAATAGGCAGTAAGTATCATCTTGTAGTCCGGCTCATTGCTTTCTTTACCGCCAACTACGCTGGAAATATCAATGTGGTCTAATACCTTAACCTTATCAACTAACTCTGATTCTGACCAGCTATCCCAATCAATGGCTCCTTTGTAGCAAGTCCACAAATCATATAAATATTCATTCGAATTTGTAGCTTGCGGATAAACACTGGCAACAATACCCCTCAGTCCATCCTCAAATTTAAGAACATCTCCTACCTTAAATTTCGAATCCATTTCAATTCTCCTTTTAATACTTTCTCATGCTTTTTCTGAGCTTTTTCAGCTTTGTCGAATGACCACTTAAATTTTCTATATGCCCACCACATCTGTATCTTAGCCTTCTGCCACAAGAGTCGTAATTTGATTCTCGTCAACAGCGTCAGTTTACCAGTAAATGTGGCCTCATCCGGCTTGAGCAGGGAGAAAATCATTTCAGCTCTGTCTTCTGTCGCTTCTGGCTCTGTATTGATGACGTTCTCAATTAACTTAACCCCATCAAGTGTTCCGAGAAACTCCTTATTGCCGTCCTTGTCAACGGAGCAAACCGTAAATGAGCCTATCTGTGTAATGCCGTTTGAACCCATTATGAGTCACTCTCCTTATGAATTGAGATAGTAGCCAAGACTCTTCAAGCAATCATACCAGCCAGTTTTCCAAATATCAATCTCATGCCCTTTGCGATCAAGTATGTCCTTCATTTCTTTGAGCTCGTCTTTCATCGCTTGGGTTTCGTTTTTGAGTTTTTCATTCTCGCTTTTAACATTCTCGTATGAGCATGCAAGATCTTCGTTTATTTTTCTCAGCTCCTCGTTTTCCATTTTTAACGCTTCGTTTTCGCCATTTACCATCTTATTTTCATACATCGTGTCCGTCCACTGCTTGTATGAGATTGATTTCTTGTCAAGCATGCTATCGCGAATATCAAGCTGACGTCTAAGACCCTTGTTTATTTCTTTCAAATCCTTATTCTCTTCATTGAGCCTTGCATAAAACCTCTTCCACTTCTCGTTCTCTTCCTCAAGCGTTTCATGGTATCCGCAGCTTAATGCATCGTTACTCTTTTTCTCGAAATCTTCCGGGTTGAAAAACTCTTTTATCACATTATCATCCTCTCTGCATTCCATATATTTTGCTGTGAAATCAAATGCCTCTGTGATAATATCTTTCGGCATGTTAAACTCCTTCTTGAGAAAAGCCTTGGGATCTTTCGGAGAGTAAACTCGACGCATGTTTGACATCATATACTTTTCAGGAGCATACTTTTGAGTCGTATAGCCGTATCCTTCATAGTTCTCAATGGTCAGTAAATACACGTTCCTTACTGTACCGGTCTTTTTATCATATTGATGGTATCGTTCAATAACCGTAATCATCTCACCTTTGCTGCAAATATACTTGAGTTGATCTCCAAGATTATATACAAACGGTGTTTCCTTTTTATTGCCTTCCATCACTTTTCTCCTTTAAATAGACAGTCTTCATTTCCGAAATCAATATGCCGAACGAGTTCGCAGGTGTCAAAAATATAATTTTTATCCTTATTGGTAACTCGATATTCATAGCCCGGCGTCTCTTCTTTATCGAACTGCACCACTTGAATAAACCCACGATCCTTGTAACTTTTCTCCAAAGTCATGAAATACGTATTCTCGATCTCATCGTGGAACACATCTCCGGCAAAGAAATGATTGACCTTTGCGTTGCCATATTCATGCGGTTCATTTCCTTTCTTGACCACTTTTTCTTTTCTATCTGTTTCTTCCTGCACCTTGGCGAAGAACTCCTTGAGATCGAACCATTTGTCTTTCGTGATGTTGCCGATTTTCGTAATAGTTCCGCCCCAACCGTCATTCAATACGCATCGGACATATTTGCCTTCGAGGTCTTCCCATTTGTCAACGCCGACCGTGTTCATGATCCGCATCATTGCTTCAAGTCCGGCTCCAGAACCTTTGAAGAAGTCGTCGTCAGCGTCCAAATATCCATTCCCGATGACATAGCCGCCAATACTGCATCCCCATCCACCACCTTGAACGGTAATCCAGAATGTCAGCACTCCATGATCAGCCATGGTAATTGAGGTGCTTGTGATCTTTGCATTCAGAATCTCAGTTTCCATCTTTGTCCTCTCTCCCTTTGTAATACATCTCGAAGCTTGAGGTCCAGCCGCTGTTGTTTTCTGTTTTGAGAACTCCATTGCAGAACAATCTCAAATATCCACACGGCAGACAGTCGATTTTCCATCCAATGACCGGTCTATGGGTCGGAATAGGCTTTCCGCCGTAGTCACCATATCCGCCGATACCATCGATATGCAGAATATCAGCAACATCTTTGGACAGCCAGCAGATAGGATGGCAGTCTTTGTCTACGGCAACGAAGCCCATGATGCGATAACCGCTATCATGCAACTCACGCTGAGGGACGATCACAATAGAATGAAACTTGAGATCTTCATTGCCAGTAGGCTTCACCGGCACATCATAGAATTCCCTCTTTTTCATTTCCTGCACAGTTTTCATTTACATTTTCTCCTTTCAGTCTCTTTTCTTATTTTGCATTCTTCAGAGCATAATATGTCGAATCTCTTCTTCACATATCATGTTGAATCGATCGCCGAGATAGTCCCCAAGGTCGTAAACATCAAGGTAATTAAAGAGATTACCGTCATAATCTTCGGGTAAAGTTACGTCTTTAAACATCTCCTCGACTCGATCGGTGTAATCCCAAATATCTTCACCTCTCTCGGGCTTTGGCAAATCGAGCGAATCAAGAAGCTTCTTGTTTTCTTCAATTTTCTTGTAGTACTCAGTCTCACTCATCATTTGTATTTTCTCCTTTCGGTCTCTTAGAAAATATCAAAAAGAGAAAGAGGCTATGTTTCAAGCCTCAATCTCCTTTCTTGTTTTACATTTTTTTTCGGATCAATCTACGAACTTATTCAGCGCTCTTTTTCCCGTTAGGATAGACTTCGCCGTAGCCTCTCTCTGCAAATTCTCCGACAATATCATCAGGAATGTCCGCATTCAGACCGAGCTCATCCATGATCACGGACAATCTCGTGACGTCTTCCCAATCCAGTTCGCCGCCTTCGATTGCACCATGAACATTGATTTTCTCTCGGATCATGTCATAATAGACATCGCTGACGATTCTCGCAGCGGATTCGAGCAGTTCTTTGCTGACAGGTTTCCAGTCATATCTCCCAGCAATGGGTTTTCCCTCTTCGTTGCGCTTAATCACTTCGTTCATGTTCTTTTCTCCTTTGAAAATATAAAATGTGGACGTTAATCCATTACACCCCATGTTAATTTCGCGTCAGAATCGACCATTCGAACTTGAGTCAAACATGAGATAGCAAATCACTTCCTCACAGAACATATGGAACCGGTCACCGAGGTAGTTGCCAAGGTCAGGGCTGTCAAGCCAGTAAAAGAGTTCGCCTTGGTAGTCTTCGGGTAAAGTTACATCCTTGAACATTTCCTCTACTCGACTGATATAGTTCCAAACATTCTCTCCAATAGTAGGCCTAGGTAGATCAAGTCCATCGAGAAGTTTCTTGTTTTCTGCGATTTTCTGTTCGAATTCATGCTGTTCCATTTTCTTTTCTCCTTTTTATGTCATATTAAGAATAATTTACCATCAGCGCAACGCCAATCATGATAAGAATGAGGCAGGCACCATTAATGTAATACGACAGACCACAGTCTTTACCTGCCCCAGAGCCGCAAACAATGCAAGACCCGATAGTTCCTATAGTCGTCATAACAAAGCCGACAACTGCTCCAAGTTGAACTGTAATATCCATTATTTCTCACTCACCTCATTCTGTCCTCCCCATGCCCAATCCGGATAAGAGAGTACACCATTCTCATCCAGATCGAACATAGAGAAGTCTTGCCATTTATTGATCGAATAATAAGACGCGCCTATGCTGAAAGCCGGAATAGACCACAGCGGATCATGATACCAGTCCTTCTTGTAGTTCTGCACTCTGAAGTCAGACAAATATCCATTCCACCAAACGTCCCACCAGATAGCACGCACAAGATCAGTCGGCTCTGCATCCGGCGTCCAAAGTCTTGTATTTGTTTCGAGGAATCCATGACTATGAGTTACACCCCACAAGCTTGTTCCCCAGTCATCGTAACCGCCAACGACCTGACAGTAGAGCAGCCGCTTCAAGTCCACTTCAACGTGAGCCCGAATATCCGCCTCACTTTCTCCACCGGCCTCGAGCATGATCTTACGGATGGCCTCCTCAATCTCCCATCCAGTTGCTGTAGCTCCATGTGAGTCCGTATAGATCTCATCACTCTTCACTACAGGCAACGAGACTGTATGCCCGTTCTCGAGTACCACAGCGCCATATTCGTTGTAGACAGGTTCCACAGCTTCGGCATGAGCTCCTTCTACGACCATCGTACAGAAGAGCCAGAATCCGACTGCGAAGAAAAATACCATGAGGCCAAGCTCGAAAATATCCTGTATAAGGTTGATTACGGAATGCTTTGTTCTGTTGAGTTTGTGAATGTTCATCATTTGTGAATTCCTCCATTTTTTACTCTTTATGACTATTGATTGAACCGTTTATTAATCCTGCGATCCCGGCAAGCAGTGTCGATAATGTCCCGACAGCATACGGAACGGCGACAGGAATGAATGCTTTCCAGATCGGAATATCAATCACGCCGCAAAGTCTCAGCGTGAAGAGAATCAAAGAGACCGCAGCGAGGAAGTCAACGACTCTATCTCCAAACGGTCTCTTGATGTATTTTGTATTTTTATCATTCTGATTAGACATGTGCATTTCCTCTCTCAAGCCGATCATTCCAGCGTTTGATCTTCGCTTCTGCAATTGTCTCGATTCTGTCGTAAATATCATAGTCGACAGAGTCTTTGAGATCCTGCATCAGAGCATCAGCCGCAACTGTTACGTCAGAATACTCCTCAATAACAGAGTCGATAGCCTCCTCTTCTGTAATCGTGCAGGGATTGCCATTACCTTCCGCTCTCACAAGTTTCAGACAAGCCTTAGCGAGTTCATTGCACTCTTCCGAGAGCTGCTCCAGTCTTGCCCGTCGTTCGAGCTTCTTGTAAATATCATTGATCGTCTTGTCATGCATTTCTGTATCCATATAGGTTATTCCTCCTTGGGGGTTATAATGTTTTTATCGATCCGTCCGTCAAGCGTAATCTCAATTCTGGGGTCAAGACACACATGGATAGGCAGGTTGTCTGCATAGAATGTTTCTTCGTTGTATGACTGTGTTACACTCGATACAATACCTTTGAAGGGGATCAGTATGACCGTATCTTCGTCCTTTACGACCTTGAACACGATTTCAACCTCGCTCGGTCTGAAAATATCATCTAGATTGGACAGCTCCACTTCATTTGCGTAACGGACTTTTGTGTTGCAGTATTCACAATATCCATCCGTTCGCAACGGGGCTCCACAGTTCGGACAATTTGTCAGAAGTTTATTCATTTGTTGTCTCCTAACATCTCTTGCCTAAACGTATCTTGCTCAGCCATCAATCGATCCATGCTCTCAAAGAATTCCTTCTTCATTGCTTCATAAATCACTTCTTTGATGTGCTCTCTGTTCTTGATAATGTACACTAAAATATCATTGAATAGCATAAGTTGATACTTATTCAGGCATAGATCTTCATCATTCTCAAGAACAGATTTCATTGCCAGAAGCATTACTATACAATCGGCAGCTTTGGATGTCACAGCATAATCGATTGTGCCTGCAAGTGCTTTGCGCTGCTTATCGTTTAATGTTTCATAAACCTCTTTGTAGTCCATATTGACTCCTTAAAGATAGCATACCAGTATCTCAATATCGAGATCGCTGAATACTTCTTTGATCATTTTACTTACCTTATTCCAGTCAAGCCGGTCAAGTCCGCATCCAATCTTCGGCATTGCGAGATAGTGAATGCCAAGTATCTTGCATTTGTCTCGCATGTCTTCAAGAGCAAAATGTAAAGACTCGTAGGTCGGCTTGTCATAATGATGCGCTTTTGTTACAAGATTGAATGTATATCCAACAAGAAGAGCTTTACCAATATACTTAGATTCTTCCCCTTTCTGAATCGGATAGAACTGCTTAAGCCTGTATTTCATGTCCATCTTATCATCAAATTCTTTCGCAATCCCTGCTCCGAGCGTATAAGCACCATTGATGCAGTGCGCAAGATGATAATAAGCAGGAACCTCAAAGAGATCTTTCTTAACTTCTTGATAAGTCATAATACCCTCACAGTTTGTCTAACTCAGAAATATCAACGTGTCCTATCTTTTCATACCTCTGACTAAGCTCGCTTTTCGTAAAAGTAATTTGAGTTGTACTGTAAGTCCACCATGCTGATCCTTCAGACCATCCGGTATTATACAAGCAGAGTGCATCAGTCGCTTCTTCATTATCATTGTAAATCTGAACAATTAGCACGGTATAGGGATTGCAGGGAATGTCCCAAATATCACCGACTTCAGGCATCTTTTTCTTCCCCCGTAATAATCCAGCTCTCCGGCAAACTCTCGATCCAGTCGCAGAAGGTGTGCCACTCGTCCAACTTGTGAGCCTTTCTTGCCGGATAGATGTTTGCCAGCACTTCGTAGTTCAGCATGACCGTCCGCTTCTGGTTGTAAGAACTCGGAAGGAGCTGGATCATTTGCCACCAGTAACGCTTGTCGTTGGTTTCTAAATATAATTTGCGATATTCGTTAAGAGCCACGATGGTTTCGCAAAGAGTGTCAAGAGCAAACTTTCCTTCCCACCAATCCTCAGCATCTTCATTCCATTCTTGGTGCACATCATACGCTCCTCGACCAATAAGCTCTTCCTCTGAATCTGCTGTATTCAGATCGCTGAACAGCCCATTCGAACTTCCGAATAAATGTTCATGTGAGAAGTCATCCAGCATAAACTCCTTCGCCTGAATCTTATGCATAGTCGAGCAGGAGTTGGCAACTGTTCCAACTTTGTAGGTATCGTACTCCTTCCACCAGTAGAGAGGGGCAATCAGATCGGCATACACTACGATCATCCGCCGGTACTTCGCGTGATCCTTTCCGGCAGAGGCAAGACGCTTCATGAGGTCCTTGTCGGCTGCTCCAATAAGTGTCGGACGCGGATAATCGTCATAATGATCAAAAGTGTTTTCGTCCGAATAGCTTTCCTTACAAATATCATGATAACCGACATCGTCCTCGAATCTACTATCCGACTTACTCCAACTATTCAGAGGATTTCTCATTCCCCTGATCGCGTCCTCAAATCCGTGTACGCTCGTGTTTTCAATTGTCAGCATTGTTATTTTCTCCTTTTAATATCCGCTTAATAATTATTCGTTTATCAAGCCTATCTTTTATTGGTTGAGCTTTGTTGATGGCACAGACCATATCACAGAGGTCGTAATTCATCTGCTCTTCTTTGTTATAGGTGTATTCTCGCTCAACGATCTTCCATTTCTCGATAATATAAACTCCATTGTCGCAGTATCTCAAAGGGAGCTTGTTGAGTGTATCGATTCCGATGGATAAATCTCCTCCAAAGTAGTTACCGATGATCTGGCAGAGTCTTGCCCATCCATAGCCATCCTCTTCCGGCGGTCTGAATCCACGAAGCTCGCAGTATTTCAGAAATGCAGATACACTGTCGTACCCGCCGTTCCAATGGACATAAACCCCAATTCCGTTATTATCGAAATCCTTCTGAGTCGTGATGATCGCACGGTTACCCATACTTATTCTCCTTTCAAATATCAATCATGCAAATTTACTGATTCACAAGAACTACATTCGATGAGTGAGTTAAATAGATCTTTCCTTCAACTTTTACTTGAACCATATCAGAGTTTTCAAAGTCGAGCCAACTGTCAACCTTTCCTTCAATCAGTTTCTCTCCTCCGATGTAAATATAACAATAATTGAAGTTCCATGTGGCATCATAGAGTTCGCGATTATATCCCGGGCTAGGCCCTCCGCATGATACAGTAGTGACTAAAAGGACAAGCATCATCATAATCAGGCAAATAAACCTCTTCATGCTTCTTTCTCCTTTCTCCTCAATAATCTCCGTGTTACAATTGAAGTCATAGTCGGATTATAAAGGGCCGTGAGAAGTTCGTCTACTCGAGTTAGCATGGCTTTGATTGCTTTATTAACAAAGACCTCAATCTTCTTGCGAACATACTCGTCGTCTCGTATTTGAAGAATCATAAAATATTTTCCGTTCTCCAGCCCTTCGTGGTCATAACTTTTCTCCAAATTACCAAACTTAGGAATTTTTAGATGGCCAAGCTGATGAATGACATAATCTTCTAATTCATCTTTTCCGATTTCTTCCACATCAATATAAAGGCGTTGGTCATCATGAACGATTATCGATTCGAGATTGTGAATTGTATAGATAAAGTAAGAATCTATCATCTTCTTTCTCCTTTCAAATATCCGTATCGAATTGATCTCTCCTGATATAAGAGATTGTGCGAGAATTGTCAAGCTTGAACTCGATCCATTTCTTGATGTCTTCAGGATCGCTTAACGTATAGTCTCCATCATAATACGTCATGCAGCGGTCATCACTGGCATCGAACAGGATAGTAGTGCCATCTTTAAGATTGATGGAACCGGTTTCGTCGCCTGAGAGTATGCGAATATCAATTGAAACAATGTCGTCGATACTCTCTGCTGGCACATCAACGAATTTCGGTTTATTATTCCAGTCATAAACAGTGATTACCATCGTTATTTCTCCTTCTCGTCACTTGAAATCCTCCTTATCAAGAGGCTCTACAGCGTATTTGCCAATAAACTGATAGTAGTCCGATGGCCTGAATTTGAACTTTGCCGTGTTTGAATATTGATCCTTGTGCGAGAAGACCAAATATCCGCCTTCATGAAGTGTCTGGAACACTTTTGCTCTAGCTGCACTCATAAGAATTCCAGTCCGCGCAGCGTACCACTCACCTTTATTCTTGATGTATTCGCTGACTTCATCGTCCGGATCATAAAATGCGACTGATCCGAATGCCGCGCCTCTACCTCGAATATGAAGCTGCTCTTTATCCGGATAGGGTTTTGGGAACCATTTCTGGAGATCAAACTCCGGGGAAATTTCAGCATCTCCATCGATCGTGCTAAGATAATTAATCAATTCTCTGATTTTCATTTATTTACTCTCCTTTCAAAAATATCAAAAGAAAGAGAAGAGACCCTGTTCAGGCCTCAACCCTTTCTTTGATTTCACTCTTGATCCTGTTGTATGCTTCAATGAGTTTCTCAGCACACAGAACCATGATCTCACCGAGGATCGTAGTAGTTGCGCAGAAGATGATGAGCGCTCTGTAGATAATCGTTAATACTCCTTTGATTACCCAGAGCACACCATTTCCTGCGTTCTTAAACTCGTCCCACAGTGCCTCAATGTCCTCTTTAATGATATCCTTCATTGTTAAATACCTCCATGAAATTTTTGAGTGTTTCCATTAGGAGGCATGTATTTTTCGCGACAATTGCAAAATATCAGTCGATGGTCGCCTTGATCTCATCAATGATGTCGTCGAGCTTATCCTGCGTATTATAATGACCACAGGAATCCGCGAACCCAGAGATGCATGCCATTGCCCTGTATTTGGTCTGCTCTGTGATTCCTTCAGCCTTCAGAAGGTCACGAATGCGATAGGCGGTGTCAATCATGCCGTAGTCGTCAAGTTCGCCAGTCTGATCGGCATACTCATCGATCTTGCGAAGGATGTTGAAGTTCTTCTCACGAACCTCATCGAGCCGCTTATTCTCCTGTTCAACCTTCAGCTTTTCTCTTTCAAGATCGAGCTCCTTTTCACGAATTCTCTGCTGCTCTTCACGTTCCTTGGCCTTCTGAGCGCGGTATTCAGGATCATTATACTTCTCCTGTTCGATTGCAGAAGAATATCCAGCAGCAGAGATGATCCCAAGCACAAGTGTCACAAATCCAATCACAGTTGCTGCAGCACTTCTGCGTTCACCTCTATAGAGTCGCTCAAGTTTCTTGTTGTCAGCCATTGTTGTTTTCTCCTTTTTCTTTTCTGTATTTTTCTTGTGCAGCCACTCCGAAGAGTAGCTCCCATTCTTTTGCGATATCAGATCCGTCCTCTGCAACATTTGTATCGATTGTAAGAACAGATGATGCAGAGTTTCCACGAGGCAGCGTTTGTTTCTTCGGCTTCGGAATATCAAAAGCAAGAGCCTCTTTTGGCATCTCTCCGATCTCCATGAGCTCTCCGTCCACTAAGATGTGGTGGTCGCGGAAATCTTGTTCTCTGAGCTTGAACGTGACAAACGCTTCGAGATCTCCGAGTTGGCCTTTTAATCGGTCAAGTGCCTCTTGTATTTCAGCTTCAAAAATGTCATCGTCGTCCATAGCATGCCTCAATACTTCATGTCCGCATCGACGATATGGTATGTCCAAGCAAGTAAGCATCTCCACTTCTGGCCGAGATCTTTCATAATCCTCTCAAGTCGCGCCGCAACACTCTTCTTGAGCTGGCCATCTTTGAAAATATAAAGATCCAGAATGTGATGGTCATACTTATTGTAAGCGCAATGGACTCTCGGGTCACAGTTGAGTGGCATCACGACCTTTTCATTTACAACGTTTTTGATCGCTTCAAACTTATCAGTCTCCATGATTGTAGGAGCCTTAATACTGAGAACGATCATTGTTCGCTTATCTTTCATATTCAGTCATCCTTTCGAAAATATCATTGAGCCCTCATGGCATCGAAGACATGACCGCCGCATATCTGCTCAATGTTTGCAATTGCCTCATTGGAAGGCGTTTTCATGTCGTCCTCCCAGGATTTAACAAGACCAATGTCGTAGCCAGTCAGATCAGAGAAGTCGCGAACACTCAATCCGTTTTGCTCCCTGCACTTCTTAATGAGGCTGCCATATGTTGTCTTACGAACAGGCACATGGTAGACCATGAGTTTTGAAGGAGAGCCACCCGGTGTTTTCCCGATCGTCACTTCCGGTTTCGGGATAATATCAGCATAGTCATGAGCGATCTTCGTCAGCTTCTTCCCGATAGCAATGGGAGAACAGCCTTTGTAGATGGGATTATTCTCAATGAACTCATGTGTTGTCATCTTCACCAGATCGTAATTCTTCGGCTGGGATTTGTAGTCCATATAGAGGTCGAGAATCTCGTCAATTCGCTCATCCTTCTTCTTTCTCCCGCTCTTTTCAACCTTTACAAGGTTATACGAAAGGGGAATATCATGGGAGACAGTTTTCTTTTCTTCCTCTTCTTTCCTCGCAATGATGAGCTCATCGAGGACATTGATTGAAGGAATTGTCCGATTCTCTTCATCAACGACTTTCTGAATGAATTCCACGATCTTGCTGCAAGTCTCTTCGGAAATATCATTCAGCGTGAATTGGATGTTGATCCGTCTTTCAGTTTTGTACATCATGCTTGCCATTGTTGTGATCCTTTCTTTACTCTTGTTTTTTTTTGTTTGAAAATATAAAAAGGAAGAGACCATGTTTCAGGTCTCAATCCTCCGTTACCTTGATTTCGTAGAAGTCTTCACGTTCACAAGCACAGGAATACCGTCCTCATTCCTTATGCGCCAACCATCAGCCCACATTTTCCGATCTTTAATATATGCGTCAACCGCATAATACAGATAGAATACCGTAGCGATGATCGCTGTAATAAAGTACAGTATTGCTGTAAGTTTGAAATTTTTCATACCTATAACTCCTTTTGTCTATTAAGGTTTCATTATACGGCATGAAACTTTCGCGAAGAATATCTACTCGATACATAGTCTTGTTCATTGAACTGCTTCTTCTCCTTGAGTGCTCTCTTGATTGCAACATCGATCCCGGCAAAGGAACGAAGATGGAAGTAGTACAAAATATCATACGGCGTGTTGCGTCTGTCAATTCGACCAGTAGCTTGCTTCAGAGTCTTGTAGGAATAATTCTGTGAGTAGAAGATCGTCGTATCTGTTGTGATGCAATTCCATCCCTCAGCTCCTGCGCTGTATTGAGACAGATATACCCAAGAGTCACCGCTGAGAGTTCTGACATCTTCATGCTTATGCCCATTCCACTCTGCATATATGATTCCTCGCTCTTCACAGAAATTCCGAAGAATCTCAAGCTCGTAGTCGAAGTTGTAAAATATAATAGCTTTCGGATGCTTCTTAAGGATCTTCTCAAGAGCCTCTACCCTGCTTGGATCGCTGTTACAGACTTTTCTCTGTGCATAGCATAGCTCACCGGCAGTGTCAATTGGCTCACACTTCCAAGGATTCCACATGTCACGAGCAAGACTTTTGTATTTCAAAATATCATACTCAACCATGACATCCTCGTGCCTGCTCTCCGTTCGCTTCTTGTAATCCATCTTCACGAGAATCTGATTGCGGTACCGTTTCAGTTTATCCTGCTCGAGATACCTGTCAATCTTCGGAAAATTTGTGAACTGAGAATAGACGATATGCTCATGGACGAACTGAGTGCGATTCTTATAGAAGCCATTCGCGATGAACACCGGAATATAATCTTTCCATGTGTCTCCAGGAGTTGCTGATAAGAGAATCCATCGGTTCTTCTTCACGATCTTGAGAAAGCACTTTACCCAAGCTCCTGACCCTACAACACGCTGCTCATCAAATATAAAGAATGCATCGGAGACACCGATGTATTTCTCAATGTTGTTCCATGAGTCAACGACAATGTCTCCGACAAACGGCATACCAAATGGCTTGCATTCCTCAGGCCACTCCTTCGTATCACGTTTCTTTGCGGTCGTGATAATATAAAGCGGCATCGAAGACCCGTGCTCACGGAAGTCTTTCTCGTAGTATGCAAGAGCTGTACGAGACTTTCCGGAACCAACATCCCCGCAGAGAATGCAGCCGTTTTTCATTCGATTTACGGCGTCAATCTGATAGTCATCAAGAATTACATTCGGCATTATTCTCCTTTGCCCTCATCTTCTTGAAGCACGTTTTTGTCCCAGTACACTTTTCCTTCGTGCAGTTGAGACAAATATCAATTTTGGCTTGATTTGGCTTACGGCCATTTCTTACTTTGCGATCCTGATAGTTGCTGTAGGACTGTCCATGTACCATACCGTCCTTTGCAAGATCTCTCTTGAATCCCATAGTGAACCTCCGTATAGCTAAAATATCATTTAGCGCATCTTTTCTTCGTAACTGGATGCAGGATTGAGTACTCTCTGAACTGTCGGACCGCTTCCCATGTTGCAAAGCCAGCCATACGCAGTCTCTTCGTGCAAAGGAACTCGTTGAACTCGTCATCGGACAGTTTCTTCAGCTTTGTCGGCGTGGTGTAGCCATAGACCCACAGAGCATTGGTAACTCTTGCAGCATACGCATCTGGATCAAAGCCATTTTCTCTGAGAATCGTGCTGATCTGAGAGCCGATGGTGAAATATGTCTTTGCATCTTTTGCGTTCTTGACATGAATTCGTTCAAGAGAGCGCAGAACATTTCTGACCGTGGATCCGCTCATATCGAGAGACTTCGCAATTTCATAGGAAGTCATGCCCTTGAGATAGAGATCAAAGATCTTGTGGTTTCTTTCGAGCCTTGTTTCTTTTGGCTCCTGATTCTTCTTTTTATTGGTTGCCATTTTTAGGTTCTCCTTTAGCAATTTTAGAATATAAATTGTAAGTGCTTTCGCCCGTCTTCAGGCGATAGCGGTATTCTTCCAGTGCAATCTGTCCGATTCTACCGGCTCGTCTCATTCCTGTCGTATTGAGCAATGCCTTGAATCGTGCAAAACTGGTGTGTTTTAGTTTCTTTCTTGATCGAATATCATTCTTCCAGAGCGTTGTCATGATGTTGGTGACGAACTTGTCAGGGTCCTGCTTCAAGTCGTCTTTCAAAATATCATCAAGCACGAACGCCATCTGAAAGTACTCCTCAATGGCATTATCGTCGCCAAGATTGAGGATCCTCAGCAAGTGGTAATTGACAACGGGCTGCTGACATCCGACCACATGGGCGATATCATATTGGCTTACACCGCACTTATACAGTCTCCAGATCGTGTAGTTGCGATCCATGCGAAATTCCGTAAAGAAAAGGATTCTGTTAAGCTCAGGAAACTCATAGGTTGGCAGCGCTCCTGTAACCATCTGTCAGCAGCTCCTTTCTCAAATATCAATACTGATCCGGGAACAGAATTGTCGTAACTTTTCTGTCTGCCTCAGTGATGATCCAGATCTTCTTGTGCTTCTTCGATTTCTCATGCCCATACGAAGCGAAGATTCTCTCTCCGCTGTCAATAGCTGCGTCATTCGCTGCTTTGTCTTCGTCACTGCTATCCCCCCAGTCTCCGTTTGCGTATCTAGCAAGGGAGACCATAGTAAACCTGTTGAACATCGGACTCTGCTTCATGAGCTCGTCCACTTCTTTCGTTACAACAATACGACCAAGTTTGAATGTTTTGCTCATCAGTAATCACTCTCCTTTAATTCCTGCATCTCTTTTTCACTGATTCCGACAATACCGGCAGAATCTTTCGAGTCCGTCGCTTTGAAATAAGCATTGGGCTGCTGCGGGTACATAAACTCAAACATGAGATAGTTCGCTGCATCGCAAAGATACTCCGTGTTGCCGGTTTCTTTATACTTGTCCACGCAAAGCTGCATGGTCTTGAGGGCGTTGATGTTGCCTGTACTGTAGTTTTTCTTCACCGTGCCATACTTGTGATAACTCACCATGACACGGTTTCTTCTGAGCTCATCAAATCGCTCAGAGTAATCCTCAGTCCACTTTTCTGTCGCCATTCGAATCCTCTACTCCAGCAAGCTCGGCCGCACAAGCAGCATAACCGGCAAGGTCTACATAACTGTCGTCCGTTGCAGTTCCTGTCATGATTCTGCCCATTTTCATGAAGCACATCATGTGTGCAACATCTCGTCCATTCAGTTTCGTCCTGCCTCTATTTGCAACTGCCTTGAGATACACGTTCCAGAGCTCGGCAATGATGCCAAAGTTATCCTCGGCACGCCCATAATCCTGTTCACGCTTACCACAGACACAGTTCTTTGCTGTATCAAGGCACTCTCCTCTTAACATAAAATATCACACCTTCCTTTATTCTCCAGCAGAGTCAAGAATCTCCTTGATACCAAAGAGTCCGCCATATCCTTCACCATCGCCAGAGGTGATGATCGTCTTTACAGAGCCGTTGATGGCCTTAACAGCCGCTTCCTGAATATCCAGTTCACGATCACGGAAGTACTTGTCGGTGAGCGTCTCCTGATTCTCAAGCTCTGCTTTCTTCATGAGCTCAGCTTCTTCAACCTGCATCTTAGCGATTTCAACACGGCTTCTCTGCTCTGCTTCGGCTTCATCACGCTTGATCTGTGCAACTTCTGCTTTTGCTTTCTGTGCATCGATCTGGGCCTGCGCTTCCTTCGCAACTTCATACGCTGCTGCATCTGCCTCGGCCTGTCTCTGGAGAAGCTCTTTCTGCGACTGTGCCTTCTGCTGGTCTACGATCTGCTGGTTGATCTCATCCTGCTTCTCTCTTTCCAGCTTTGCAAGTTCAACTTCATTCTGAGCCTCAGTCTTCTGGTCGATCTTAAGCTGAATATCTTCCGGCAAGATCAGGGTGCCAAGCTCGAATCGGATCAGCTCTACGCCATAAATATCATAGAGGACTGTCTTCAGTACATCGGACACCTTCTGCTGGATCTCTGTTCTGCTTGCCTGTACGTCATACACCGAGTATTCCTGTGTTACGCCATTGAGCTTACCCTTGCTCAGACCGTAAATATCATTGTTGATGATCGAGTCGAAAGACTTCGTGCCAAATGACTTGATGATCTTGCCAATGTCGATCGGGCGAACACTGATGTAGACATCCGCATCGATGTTCTTACCTTCCTTCGAGGCGATAGACATGGACATATCGACCTTATTGTCGCCTTCTGCAAGTCTGGTCCAGTTCTCTGAGATGATGGTTGTAGGGTATCTCAGAACATCCTGCGTTACTGGGTTTACTGTGATTCGTCCTGTTCGCTCGTTGTCAATAACGGACGTCCCTTCAATGACATTGTCTTCGGGTGTTGCAGTACGGTCATAGACATAGCCTACATAACCGGCAGGGATGGTCTCGTGTGTCGCCGCATAGATGATGATCCCTCCCACAAGGCACACTGCGAGGAGGATGAGGGCGGTAATGAATTTCTTTGCTCCGTTTGTCATTTTGTTTTCTCCTTTACTTTTTGAAAGTGTTTTTGAACCATTTGTAAATGGGATCCTTGAAACAGATTGCCAGAACGATGATGACAACCACAAGGATAATAATCATTCGGATAGGCATTGTTTACCTCACAGATTAGAAATATCCATAGAGAATACCGGGCGAATACCAATAGTGGCGTTGGTAGATCTGTAATAGATCGACTCGAGATTACCGAGATAGTTGACAGCGTAGGAATATGTCTCCTCAACTCTCTTCTCACGGTTCTTTAGCCAGTAGCACATAGGACTGTCGTCCGCGTCGATATTGTCTACCACGATCCGGTTATGACGGTCACGCATGAGCAGGAATCGACTGTCATTATCCGGCTCAGCCCATCTTTTGTATTCGCTGCTGTCGTGGCCAAATATCATACCGATTGTCGGCAGGTCAACAGACTTAAGTCTGGGCTTCAGCTCCTCTGGAAACTCCTTGTGGACGAGCTCGAGTGTACGATCACAGTCATTACGGTTATAGCAATAGTCGACACAGCAATCGAACATGAAAATACCGATGTTCTTGTCCTCTTGATCGAAGTTCTGAAGCGTTGCTTTGAACATGCCATAGCCCTGAGGTTCAACAAATATCTTATCGCCAATCTTGAACCCGGCGATATTGGTGCTTACACCCATTTCTCTTCTTACAATCATTGTTTACACTCCTTTTGAAAATATAAAAGAAGAAAAGAGGCCCTGTTAGGACCCCTTCTCCTCTTCGGTTTCTTCCTGATTCTTTTTCTTTTTCGCCTTAATGATCGCTGTTGCAATTACACCCGTTGCAACTCCGACAAGGACTGCCGCACCTCCGATGAGCATACACCAGCAACCGTATCCATTGATGTCGTTATAGAAGTCAATTGCGTCTTCTACATTTTTTCCATACATGGACCAGTCGTCATATGTGCCATCTGGAAATGTCACAATGTTCTTGTCTTTGTTTAAGGTGATAAACAAGCTTTTCATTAACTTCCTCCAGTAAATATAAATTAGGATTTACTCCCATTACTGAAGATGCTAATTTCGCGATTACATATCGAACGGCACATCGTCGTCATCCGGAGCTTCCTCAGACGCCCAGTCAGCCTCGAGGATAGGTTCCGCAGTTCTTGCATACATCTCGCTGAGCTGAGCAGAGATGCCGGATGCACCAGTCATGTTCTTCCACGGATACTGTCTCAGCACAACGTCGACCTTGTCAAACTCAGCGCGGTCAAAGTTGGCAATGTTGTCTTCCGTGATCTGAATCCGTCTGTCATGCGTGAACTGAACGATCTTCGGCTTCACCCAATCGAGGTCGAGGCGGACCTTAACTTCGAGCGTGTAGAAGGGATCGCCATCCTCGTTCTTCGGCATCTTGATCTTGACATTCCAGCCGAGATCCTTGAGCTTCTGAGCTGCTTCTGCATCGTAGAAGCGGATTGTGAACTTGCGAGTGCCGTTTGTGTTGAACTGTGTCTTCTCACCGGCAAAGTTGCGATAGGTGATGTTGCTGTTTCTGAGACCGCTGATCTTGAGCTTGTTGCCTTCGAGAACTGTGTACTTGATTTCTTCCATGATGATAAAACTCCTTTTATGGTTTTATAAAATATAAATTAGAATTTCGGTGTTTCAGGAGGCCAATCTGCTGGCGACTCCTTATCGACTAACTTATAATAGTCACCGTAGCCGCAAGCGATACCGACAGAATTGATCGTTTCAATCGCTTCATTTGCAAGAGCGTCATAATAGCTTATGTCTATCATGTCCTGCTTATTCAACTCTTTCACAATCTCTGATTCGAGCCATCGATACCCCTTTGTTCCTGCTACGGCATAGTACTTATTGTCAGCATTTCGGTAGAGTACACCGCCCTCTCCACCGGGAACAATCGGACAGAACTGCCCAATACGTCCTACGAAAATATAATTGTGAGACTTACTCTCTTTCTCACGAAGCTCTGCGAGTCTTACCTCAACCATGTCGTCCGTGAGTTCATATCGCTTGAGGATCTTCTCCTTCGATACCTTCGCATCGGGTTCGAGCATCTTCTGCAAATCCTCAAGTTCTTTTACTTCAACCGCACTCAACTGAGGCAGCTTTTCGTTCATGTCGATGACGATGGATCCCTTCGCAACAGACTTTGTCTCGCAGTAGTCATCGAACTTGAGCTCTTCGCCAGAGAACAAGGTCTTAAATACATACGGGACTTGGAACTGAGTGCCAGTCGCAGTCCACCAAATATCATCGCCAGTCTTTTTGTCTTTGAGCGGCTCCTTGTACTTTGCAACATACACTGCATCATTCACAAGGCAGAACTTATCGAAGTCTGCTTCTGTCTCGAACGAATATCCATACTCGTGACCAAACTTGATGACGAAATTGCGAATCTCATCCGTCGCATTCGGTATCTTGATGGAGTCCGTCTTGATGTGAGCAACCTGATAACCTCTCTTCTGGACCTCGCTCTTGAGAAGCGTCATAAAGAGTGCCCCGCGTTTTGCAACGATATTGTCAACATTTCGAGGATCGCGGAACCGGTTTGTGAACTTAGCTGAGGTAAGACCGTAGATTGCATTGATGACGATCTTCAGTGCCTGAGCAAGTCCGGGCGCATTCTCATCCGTAAGCCAAGGCTTGAGAACGCCGTTTAGATAAGTTACTGCAAGATCAAAGTCCTTATGCTTGATTGCAACACGTGACTCAACGACTTCCTCAAATATCCTTGTGTACTTTGGTCCAAATAAGACCTCAGCAATGGCACTGTGCGGATGCTGCGAGGAAATATCCCCATCCCAGACGCCAAGATGGATTCCGGGTTCAGCATAGACACGCCCTCCTTCACCAATTTCCTCTCCAAGATAAGTTGACTTGCCGTATTCAAACTTGTATCCCGGGAAGAATGGAAGGATGGAATATCCATCAGGCAATGCCACACACCCGTCTCCATCGTAAACATCGTATGTCGGAAGTCCATTCTTATCAAATACATGGAACACATACTTGTCGCCAAACTTCTCTCGATACTCAGAATACTGTGTCCAACTGACAGGTTTCGAGAGATCTCTGTAGTTGAACTGAGTCTGCGGGTCTTTGTCCGATCCAAATATAATTTTCTCAGACAGCGAGTTGGTTGTGTCATTGACTGTTACTGTGCTGATACCGTGGAGAGCCTTAACAAGCTCAACCTGAATCTGCCTTGCCATAAAGTCTTCCTGCCGTGCGTTCCAGACCGCCTCTGTTGCGATGACGTCATTTGCACAGTATTCCGCAACTTTATCCCAAAGCTCTTCAGGTACCGGCTCGTCCCAAGGCAAACCAAGCTCCTGATGGTGAATTCCGAGCTCAATCTCAAATTTCTTCAGGGACTGTTTCTTCGAAGAGAAGTCGTAAATATCCGTGTAAGACAAGTTATACGCATTGCCGAACTTACCGCCGATTTTAGCTCCTTTCTCTGAATCAATAATCGTCTTTGAAAGATGATAGAGCTGCTCGTTTGTGTAACCGAGGATTCTGGCATACAGAATGTGGTTATCATACTGTCGACAGTTGAAACCTATCAACTTGTATTGCGTGAGCTCTTCAATTTCCTGTGGCGTCGGATTAATCATTCTGACAACAGGCTGATCATCTCCAAGCGCCTTGTAGCACACAACAAACAAATTAATGAAAACTTCAACGTCAAAAAATATCAAAATATCCTTTTTGATTTGATATTCGTCTCCCGGAGGCTCACTGTCCTCAGATTTGAACTTCATATCAGCAACGAGCTTTGTGCAGTAATCTGCGTTATGCGTGCTGTTCGAGGCGAACGTGAGAACGGATTGAAACATGTCGCTCACGTCATAATGAACACCGCTTGCATAAGCATCGTCAAGGACTTTCTTGATGAAGTCAACACTGGGTTTTGTTCCGGGATGGTACTCTTTGCAGAGGTTACGCTTAATAAGCGTACGAATGGCCTTTTCGTTTTTAACAGTCTCCGTGTTTACCAATTTATCTTCTCCTTTCAATGGTAAACCTGAGCTGATTTCGGCTATCTGAAGATCGTTACACTTCGTCAGCTTTCTTCTCAGGGTCATGTTTCCCGTAAACACCTTAATCTCGATTCTGTCGTCAAAGATACGGCTCAGTTTTGTCGGATCTCCTTTATAAATATAATGGAGATGGATGCCTTGACCGCTCTTGGACAGCTCTCCGTATGTGGGAGGCCATCTGTTGACTGCTTCCAGATTCTTTTCGAGCGACTTATTGCCATTCTCGTCTGGAATATCAAAATCGATCACAATGTGATTCACAGGAACCCTGACATAGTGAAGCTGCGACGTGTCAAGATCCTTCAGTTTCGTCTGCACGTTCGACCATTTTCTCTGTGGGATTCCTTCTTCAGAGGCGTATTGTGCTGGGTAATCTGTGGCAAGAATATCAAAGAGAGATGCCTGATCCCTTGGCTTGAACCAACACTCAGGTTTCTTCTCGCCGTCAGACTTTTTAGAACTTTTTTCAGAAAATTCTTCCAGGGCAAATTTTTCCTTTCGGAATCCACCGTACCATTTGCGAACACGACCTCCATCATCTGCATTGGCACGTTCTTTGACTTCCTTGAAGTAACTCTTGAGCTCCTCTTTAAATAAGCGATACGACAATGGATACGGTACATTTGCATCCTTGTTGTACGTCTGGTACTTTTCCCAAGCACCTTTGAGAGTCGTTCCGTCATCACGCTCGAAAGTCGAGTAATAGTACTCAACAAAGTTGTAGAAATCGTTCGAGGCACCCATCATTCTCATCGGTATGTAGTTATCATATCGATTCGGGTCCTCAAGGTAAACGTCGAGACAATGTTTTGCAATTGCTCCAAGCTCGAACTTGACCTGCGATTTGAGATGGTCATACTCTTTTCGCGGAATCTTATCGCCTGTTGGGATCACATCAATGAGACGTCGGATAATACCTGACTTTGCATCTGTGATTCGCACAGGTTTGTTCGTACCCATGAACATGAAGCTGTTGAAGCGAGTGGAGTACTGTGTCTTATGCTTCTCGTTCACCAGCATCTCATCGTGGGAGGCTATTGAGTTCAATCGTGTATTGTCTTCAATATGGCTCAAGTCTCCGTCCTGTTGGATTGCAACAAGCGGATTTGAACGGAATGCTTCAAGGGCAAATGCTGCGTTGGAATTACCGAGTGACTTAGCATCGAAAACACAATAATGCCCGACAAAGAGAAGTTGAATAATGTCAAGAATGGTCGATTTACCTGTACCCGGATCTCCATAGAACACCATGAACTTTTGAATGTTCTTGGAGTCCCCTGCAACCACAGCACCAATTGCCCATTCTATCTTCTGTCTTTCTTCCGGAGAATATAAAACAGTCATGAACCTCTCCCATGCCGGGTACTCTCCTGCCTCAAGCGGATATGGCAAGCGTTTTGACGCATAGTCCTTTTTATTTACTTCATCATTTTGAAAGACCAATTTCTCATCGAGCGGATGGAATGAGTCACGCATCTGCTTCTGACAGTACTTGTGCCATCTATCAGCGGTTCCAGTCGAGGCATAGCGCATATACATGACGTGAGCAATATCGCCACTTGCAGACTTGTTGTACTCCTCTGCAT